CGCGAAGACCGTGCCCTTATAACCCGCTGCGAGTCCGTACTTTTTTAGCGTGATCGCTCCGCTGTAATAAACGTTGTATTGGAACTGCTGAGCATCACGACGAGGTATTAGAATGAGTTTGTCGTTAGTCCCTTGCGCGAGGACTTTATCCAGATCGAGCAGCGTGTCTGCATTGATATATTTGGAGTAGTCCAACACGCAGTCGTATTTCCAGCCTCGCATCTCGGTTTCCGCCCTCACTCCATTGTTGCCATTCCACAAAAATTGAATGAACACATCGGGATCGAAGATCTCCGACATTCCATCTTCCTGTGTGCGCGGAAGATCTGCGACAAAACCGTCGACAACAAAAACCTGTCCGTCTGTGGGTGTTCCGTTTGTCCAGGCGTCGACAGTTAATTTTCCGGTTATTTTTCCAACGACTTTTCCAAACGTTGGGATCTGGACCGTGCCGCGCATTACATAGGACATGACTCGTTGATTCGCCCGGACGCCGGTAAACGCCTGCCCCGACTGATAAGCTGCGGATGCGTCGAACGTGGTCGAAGCTGAGCTCACAAACTGAGGTGCCGCGTATACGATGATGACTCGCGGCATCCCTGTTCCCCGTATGTGCTTGACGCTCGGAATTAATCCACTCATACTGTCACCAGTTCGAGTTCAGTTTCTTTTTTCATGAATTTTCCAACTGCTTTTTTAACGTAATACTTGCCCGGAGCCGCGCGATGCGAAACAAATGAATCGCCATATTTATAATTCGTCCCTTTGACGGTGCAGCGCAGCGGCTTCCGCAACCGAAACATATCCAGCCACTGAGTTTTGAATGCATCCATGTTCGTTTCGGCGCCAAAAAAATAAAACGAGTCAACAATGCTAAATGGTTTTACTGAATATGAATACCGACCATAAAATCTTAACTGCGGATTGACTTCGAAAATAACGCCAACCTTTGGAGCCGGCGTTCCCACTGCCTCGACAATGTTGTCATCCCATAGCCCCGTGAATTCATCGTACCGCAGAAAGACATCACCCGAGGGGGATGTATGAGCCCATTCGTTGCCAACACGGCCGGACTGCGTAATCGGTGTCCAATCCCTAAGGACCACATCAAGATCAAATTCAAATTTCGGATTAATTACCAGCAGTCCACCCGAATCGACAACTACCGAGGTATAGAGTTCAAACCAATTCTCGTTTTCCAGCCGTAGTCGGTATATATTTTGCCGCACCGTTCCCGTGGGCGGCTGAGCTATCTTGAAAATCGGCAGCCATATCGTTTTCATTACAGAGACAAACTTATATTCCATTACAAATGCATCGGAGAGCTCCGTCTCGATTTCAATACCACCGGATTTCACCACGTTCGTATATTTATATATTACCGGGAAAGTTCCAGATGCATTCGTTTCTAACTTCACCGGAATCAATTTGTCCGTCTTCTCTGGCGTCCCCGGTTTTGGCACACCAATGGAAACCTTGATAAAATCATATCTCTTTTGATCGGTATCGTCCACATCGATGTCATTATCGCCTCGGATTACGGCATCGAGGTCGTGCTCGGTGTCCGAAATAACCGTTGACCGCTGTTTCATAATAAAGCGTTTGGTTTCCGGGTCAACGAAGAATTCCGCGTTGTAGTAAATTGAAATTGCATCGAGAAGTTCTTTTACTGTAGTCGTTGTATCGAGATCGCTAAATTTACCATAATTGCCGATCGTTGAGTCATCAGAATCTTTCGTGTCTCGAATCGGGCGGTTTTTATACACGTCATCCACCACAATTTCCGATATCCCGATCTCCGTCATAGGACGACCTTCACCGATGAGAACACGGTGAAGAATATCTTCGAGCGTTGTATAAATCTTATTCGTATACTTCCACATAGGAATGTATGTAACATTGCACAGATCGATCCATGTTCGATCGATGGAGTAAACACGGACTTCGACGACTTTTGTTTTCAGCTTGAAGGTGATCGGTGATTGAACGCGCCCCCAAAAAATGCAACGACCATCATAAATATTTACATCCCAATACGTGAGGGGGTTGGTCGATGAGAAAAGATCTGCAACAGTTCCATCGATATTACCTAAGGATAGCTTCACATCGGATATCACCCGCTCAAATGCATCACGTTCGCGCTCCTGGGTAAGTTCTATGTCCGAATCAGCGATAAGCCTCCGCGAGACATCGATGGAAGGCTTACCGCTTTCGGTTATGGTGATCATCATTCGAATTTTCGTTTTTTATATTTTTCGTAACCCGGCATTTTGGTCTCGAGTGCTTTTTCCATCGTGACGATGTTATGCAGCTCCACCGTTGGGGGATTGTTCCGAATATCAGTTCGCAGCGCACGGATTTCCAACATTAAACCATTCGATTCAGACGGACCGGCAGATCGCGCTGTTGAGCGCGAAAGTGATTGTAGAACATCGCTGGAATGCCGAATCGATGCCGATGCCCAACTCATGCTCAATCCCTGGCTGGGCTGAGACATCGGCTGAGATGGAACTCCAGAAGATGGTGCATATGTTTTGGCAAAGAGGCCAATGATGCTGCCAATGATGCCGAGTCCACCCTCCAAACTGTCCAACGTCGACGTTCCCACGTCTTCTGTGGCCTTTAAATATCGCGCGATTTGTATCGCAATCTGCAGTGCCTGCGAAAGCTTCGCAATGAATGTATCGGGATCCTTCGTGAACGCCTGAGACAATAATTCGGCAATACGCGCATATTGGTCCAACTCCTCATCTTCAAGCTTTCTGATTTTTGCTTTTATTTTTAGCCGCTCTTCTTCATTGGTGGTTGCTTCTAGTTGCGCCCGAAGTTCGGCAAGAGCCTGGCTGCGTGTTTTTTCTCCAAGATTGTATTGTGCCACACTTATTTCGGTAGCATGTTCGCGGCTACTTTTCTCCTCGTCCGCTTTCTTTTTAACTTCATCGGTTTGCTGTTTCAATGCATCATTAATTTTAATCTCGAGATCTGTAAATATTTCCCCAACGCCAACTTGCTCCTGCATGATTCGAAGCTGAGCGACATATTCTTCGGTCGTCATCTTTTTCGATTTCAACAAATTACCATCAAACTCAGCGGCTTGCTTCACATACTCGTCGAGACTGACCATCGACGCATTCATCTCGCGAAGATTTTTAAGCCGTTCTTCCTCTTTCTTTTGTCGTTCCTCGGCCTGTTTTTTCGCCTCTTCCTCGATATCCTTCGTAGATTGCGTTAGTTTTTTCTTCTCATTAGTGAGCTTTACGTTTGAATCGGCGATTGTGCGAAGTTCTTTCTGCGTTAGCACTTTTTCGTTGTCAAGCGCCTTACCTGTCTGAAGTTGCTTATTATTATTTTCAAGCTCTAAATTAATTTCTTCAATACGAGATTTATGATTTGCAAGGACAATGTTCTGTTCGGCCTCAATCTCCTTTAAAGTTTTAGCGGTTTCAATCTGCAAATCGTATTGTTTTCGAATATCTTGAAGTATTTCAATTCGTTTTTCAAGTTTCTTTTTCTCCTTCTCATCGTCTGGAGATAAGACCTTTATTTCGTATGAACCATTATAAACTTCTGATTTTCCAAGATTTTTTATTTTATTCTGAAGCGATATAATTTTTTTATCAATATTCTCACCAGTTTTGATTATGTCGCTCGGAGCAATTTTTTTCAATGCCTCGGAAAAATTTTTGAGACCTTCATCTGCTGCTTTTGTGGCTTCTTTGTTTGTATCCCGGAAGAATGTGATCAGACCGGCACCCAAACCAACGATGACGCCGATCCACCCGGCATTTTTTTCAAGGAATCCCGCCACACTGCCAAGTGTTCCTCCGAGTCCTTTTCCGGCGATCCCAAGGCCTGCGGCCGAAAACTCCGCAGCCTGCATTGCCGTGATACTCGTGAGAACCACTTTCTCAAATTTCTTTACTCCCTCCGACCCTCCATCGACCCCAGAGATTAGCGCCGACATTCCGATTGTGAAACCCAGCAGTGCTGATTGTGACTCACGAACGGTCCTGTCCTGGAGTTTCTGTTCCCGGTAAAATCCGCGGAGCGCCTTTTCACCTTCGCCCATCGTCTCATTGTGTGACCTGACGCCGGCAGAACTCTTTGCCAGGGCTTCCGATACGCTTCTGACGCTCTCGCCGAGGGATGCCAGATCAGTCCGCAACAGCGTCACCAGCCCATCCAACTTTTGAGCTGTCACGCTGAATCCCTTATCATCCAGCACCATCTCTGCAGATAATTGTCCGACCTGTCCCAATTTTATTCTCCAAATAGTCGATCCAGTGCTTCGCGATACTTTTCGTCATCGCTGCTCACTGGAATTTTTCGTTCTGTCACACGAGCCCTTAAACTGATCCACTTTAGAACCTCGATCGCGCTCAGCGTCCGGATAAATTTCGCCTGGACGATATCCTCCCGAGCGATGAGGTAGATTATTTCGTCGGTGCTGAGGGGATCGCCCGATCCTTCGTTCCCGGAAGCAAGCCCGATTGATTCGCGATAAGCATCCAGCTCGAGAGTGAGCTCGTGTTGATAGTAAAAAAATCGCGAAGCACCTCCGCCACTTCGTCGATATCCATGAGGGCGATCGGATTGACGGGATCGACTTTTTTGATTATGCGCATGATCGCGTAATAGACCCGGTGGACGATCGTCGTTTCGTGCGGCTTGATGATCAGCTTCATCAGCTCGGGCACCGTGGCGGAGGAGATGAGCTTGTCGAGTACAGCGCCGAAGCCGGTGAGGCTCTGCACATCATCGATAAATTTCCCGCACAGCTGAACAGCCTGTTCGAATTCCGGGAATGTGAGGACGCTCTGCCTGAACGGAAATCCGGAAAATTTATAAAACTTCGTCGACGGCTTATACGCCATAGTATCCTCGCTCTGCGGTGAAATGTCGCTGAATGATCGTGTCGATATCGGCCGGAAGATTGCCGGCACCGTAGACGTGATGCCGGATCGTGTCGATATCGAGCTGGCCGAAATTGTCGTTATCCCGGCCGGCATAGTAATTAAGGGCATTCGATCCGGTCGTAATTGCCGCCACAGAGATCGATCCATCCTGAGTGCCGTTGATATACAGTTTCATGGTCCCGTTGCGGTCTACGGCTACCGCTACATGCTTCCAGGCGTTGATTGTGACGCTGCCGGCAGATACAGCTGCAGCATTCGCCGTGCCGCTGCCGATGATCGCCTGGATCTTGTTTGCGACCGTCCGGTACAAACCGAAGCCAGCACTGTTCGCCGTGCTCGATTTCTTCGCGAGGATCTCCTGCAGCACTCCATCGGCACCCTTGATGTTGATCCATGCCTCGATCACGAAATCGGCAAGACCGTCATCGTTCAGAATATTTCCGAACGAGAGACAGTTCGCAGCGCCATCCATCCGGAGGAATCGATCGGGCGACGTGCCCGATTGCCACACGGCCGCATAGCCGGCATCGAGCACGCCATGGTTGCCGAATCCGCTCATGTCCAGGACCCGCTGAGTCGCGGCGTTGTATCCGAGCCGCGGACCGACCCAGAGGGAGAGTGCCTTCGTCTCGATCCGCGCCGTGGCCTCGACCAGATAATACTCCGGGATGTCGTACACGCCGTTATCCTGTCTCAGCACATAGGCGTTCAACGGCAGCCGCTGCGAGCCCTTGAAGTCCCGTGTCACTGACGGATCGATCTTGCATTGATCCATGCAGTAATACTGAAACATGTTTTCGTTCGCCATACCCGAATACCGAATCGCGTGGTATTTCCCCTTTGCCTGGCTGACGAAATTGATCTCGTTGATCGACACTTCTTTCAGGAACGTTTCGAGTGATACAGCCTCGCCCTTTTCGAGCACCTGTATGACCCGACCAGTTTCATCCTTGATTGTTTCGACTTCAACGATATCCTTAAACGTCGTTTCCTCGATGTAGCCGAGATCCGTGAATGCGGCGTCGTTACCCGGAGCAATCTCCCGGGACTCAACACATCCGAGGCCCTTGACGGAGAATCTTTCGCGTGAACGCATAGTGCCCATGACAATTCTTTCTTTCTGGATATTTTAATGCGTGATGAGACGTGAGCAGCTTACACGGCCGCTGTAAAGATGGTTCCGGTCACCGTCGTGACTTCGCCCAACTTCACTGCGTTTTCTACGATCACGCCATAGCAATCGACCGGCACGTTGAATCCAGCCGGAGTGACGGTAACGGCACCCTTCGGCATGAGCGCCTGGATCGTGCACTTGAGTTTCCGCTGCTCGCCGGCTTTGAAGGGCAGTTCAACCGGGTTGATGATCTTGGCGAGCGGAATATAGATCTCCTGATAGATTCCGCTCGCGAGCTGGCTGCAGTAGTAAAAATGCCGGTACTCGGACGATCCGTTTTTGCTCAGATTAATCTCGTCGACCGACACCTGGCCGAGCGTGATGTCAAACTTCCAATCCTCGCCACCCGAGATCGCGTTCACCACAAATCCGCGTTCGTCTTTGATGATGATGATGTTCTTATCGATCACCAGCTGCGACTCCATGATCCACCCGAGATCCGACATTGCAGCCAGGACTCCGCCGGAAGCGATGACAGCAGATTTCATGAGACCGCCGCCTTTGACGGCGAACCGATCGCGATCGCGGCCGAGCGCCATGGCGACGAACGGGATCCCGATCGCGATTTGCGGAAATATGACTGCCACGGCAAGCAGAAGGACGACGAGACCGATCGAAAATACTGTGCTGCGTTTCATTGGGGTGCCTTTCGAATAATTATTCTTCTTTGAATGTTTCGGTTAAATATTTCACATTGATCGTCATCGTTATGCCGGCGATGATGCTCTCATCCTGAACGACGCCCATCTCGCTGCCGATGCTGCTGATATCTTCAGCCAAGCCGCCGAGTGTCTGATCATTGCTGATCGCTTTTTCGACATCCGCGGCTGCCTTGCGGATATCCGCCGGACTGTCGGATCCGGATCCGCATGCAACCTCGATCGTCACGGTGAGCGTGTGCCTGGTCAATCCCCGATCTTCGGTAAAGGAGTCATCGTCCGCCTGAGACGGATCCGTGACATTGATGCCGGGCAGATCCCGGGATTCCCATTTTCTGGATTTCCACTCGAATACATGCGCGCCGCTGTCGGTATAAAACCCATGCGCTTTGGAGATTTCGGCGAGTCTCGTTTTCAGTGCGTCGATTATTTGCTGCCGGAGGATTGCCATTAATTCAAACTCAGTATGAGGGTTGTTATGCCCGTTCCGTCAGGCTGCACTTCGATTACTTTGTATGTGACGGAATCAATAATAATTTCAGTCGTGGTATCAGCATCTGCGACATCGATCGAACGGCAGATCACTGAGGGTTCCTTGCTCATATACTGAATGTCGCCAACAACCGCGATATGAAACGGTGCGTTGAAAATCACAGGGATCTCAGTCGGCACCCCAGAGGGATCCGTGTATGTAGCCGTCTGTGAAAAATCGTCTGTATTGAAAAATTCGTCAACGACGTTGATCATGATCGCAGATGTGAAAATAAATTTGTGTCAATAAGCAGCAGGAAGCCCGGCGGATCCGGGCTTCCTGCTGCAGAGAAATTACAGGTACTGCTTTTGCCCGCTGAAGACCGATGCGATCGTGAACGACGGATTCGTTCCGGTGATCGTGCCGGTCAGGCGGATGTATTTCTTGCATACACGGGTGTCAACGCCGATCGAATGCGTCTTCGACGCGGCCGTGATATCCGGAAACACGGCACCCGTCACATCGGTATAATCCGAATCGTTGTCGGAGTGCATGATTTTTCCGACGAGCTTCGGAGTATCCGTACCGGCGATCGCACCCATGGCCACCGTGCACTTCAAGATCCCATCATAGCCGCTGATGTCGACGCCGGTTCCATCGAAGTTTGCCGTTTTTGCCACCGGCAACAAGAGGGCGGTAGTGGTGATCTCACCGTTTACATCGATAACTTTTCCCATCGTATTCACCTCATTATGTAACTGATTGTAGTGTTCGTGAACAGGTCAGCGATCGGCCTGCGTTAATTCGTTTCTCCGCTGCCGGCAGCGTCGGCGTCCGACTTGGCGTCAGCTTCCGCCTTTGCCTTGGCATCGGCTTCTGCCTTGGCAGCCGCTTCCGCCTGTGCAATTTCTTTTTTCGTTCGTTTCTTGCCGGTTGTTGCTTCGCCGTCGACGGGATCGCTTTCGAGATCCGCAACATCGAACGCCTGATTCTGCTGAACGAGGATGTTCCGCGTTTCCTTTGTCACATCGGGAACGTCACCCGCCTTTACGTTCTTTCCGTCGGCCTTGCAGTCGACTAAAATTTTCACTTTCATCGTTGACTCCTCACCGCCCTCAGCGTGGCCGAGGGCGGTATATCTGGTGGATTAATCAGTGAATTGGCGGCAATCGATTACTGATTGCCGGCATCGGTCGACACGGCGAACGAACCGGGATGACGCACACCGATATCGGCCCACTGCGTGACGATGAGCTGGATCTGGCTTTTCTTGGCGAGCGAGTACGGATCGACAACCACATCGATACCGGCCCACTCTGCGACGACCATGTCGACCCAGTTGCCGAATATCACCTTGTTGAGCGGCACCTGATTGGTCGCTCCGGCGGGATATCCGTTGACCTCTCCCATGCCGGGAGCGCTGCCTTTTTCCCAGATGAACGGAAGTGCGCTCGCCTTCTGGATACCTTTCAACTTTCCGCGGACTGCCGGCGTCGTCATGTAGCCGAGCGATCCGGAATCGGCGTTCGCCGTTGCGACCGCGGTTTCGAACTCCAGAATCTTCGCCCAGGTCGCAGCAGTGGAGAATGTCACCGTTCCCACACCCGACGGCACAGAGAGCAAGCCGATCGGTTCGCCGTTTGCACCGGAGCCGTTGATGGCCGCACGATCCTTCTCGATCGCGCAGACGCGCATGAGATCGTCGCGCACGAAGTCTTCGATCGAGATCGAGGACTGATTCATGAGCTCCTTGTCATACGCCGTGTTGGCGATCAACCGATGCGGCGTGAGCCCGAGCTGACCGAACGACTGACCGGACTCCGTCACTTCACCGTTCGACGGCAGCCAGTACACGGACGCGCCGCCGGCAATCTTCGGAATTGCGATATTGCCAACGAGGCCCGAGAGCACACGAGCGCCCATCAGCACCGTCAACATGCGGTTGCGGAGCAACTCGATCATTTCGCCCGTCATCACCTGTGTGCCGACGGTGTAACCGCCCGCTGCAGCACTCTGCGTCGAGAGAGCGCGTTTTGCCGACACCATGACATCGTTCGGAATGATGAATGTCTTCTCGCCGACGTCACGTTTCGCGAGTTTCGCGTATTCGCGCGAGGCCTCGCCCTCGATGCCTTCGAGCGGCTTGCCGGCGGCGATCGTGCGAACCGCCTTTACGATCGAATAAGTGCGGAGGTCCTTCTCGCCCATGCCGAGGTTCGGATTCGGGTTGTCAATGCGCTTTGCCTCCGGCATCGAGTCGAGAATGGCCGCGGCGAACTTCGATTCGTCCCAGCCTTCGTTCACCGCTTTTTCGCGGATCGCATCCATCGTCGGCACACGATCAGCAAACCGTTTTGCCGTTGCATCAATCTCCGCGATGCGCGTACGCTCCGCCGTGCGTCCGTTATTCATTTGTACACGCTGTGCTTCTTTCGCCGCGGCTTCCTGCCGGGCCAGTTCTTCGGGGTCCATAGTTTTTACTCCTGTCTTTGGTAAGGGTTGATTGTTTGATAAATCTTTTGATCTTCCCACGCCGACGGTCGAATCGGCGGGGACATCGGCAAGCGAAATTTCATACGGTTGCCATTTGGTAGTTCTGTATGTGTCGACGCCGTTCTCGGTTTTTTCCAAAACCATGGCAAGCCGACGGTAGCCAACCGACGTCTTCGTCCGGATCTCATCGATCACATCCTGAAACATTTCTTCCGCCTTCGCGGCTTTTGAAAAGCGCACCACAGCACGATTGACGCGATCGGCATCGGTCGTAGCCGCTTCGATTTTTCCAATCAGGCAGCGATGATTATCCATCAAGGCCGCGCCGTCGTTCAAGAGCGAGAGATCACACGCGCCAGGCGAATGGTCAAGGATCTCGAAGCCAAAATAAAATTCAACCGGCTCCTCGCTTGAAAATGCAAGAGAGACCGTGCGCGCGTCGACATTGATCGCGTCTTTCGCGATCGCAAGAAACCGCTGTTCGGGTTTGGCTATGATATCAGCAATTGAATATTTCATCGCTCGAGCTCCTGATTTGATTTCTGTGTTTGTGATGCCGGATCCGGTTCCGGCGTGGAGGGTGCCGGAGTGGATCCCGTTTTTATTTCATCGAACTTCAAGACAAGTCCGTGTTTTTTCGCGAGCGCCTGCTCTCGGGCGATACTCGCGTATGTCTCTTCGATGTCGCCGCCTTGCTCTGCGATAATCTCCGTCGATGTCTCAAAGCCAGCCTGACGTGCGAGCACATGCGCTTCCATGTCCTTCATCGGATCCACCCATGCCCATCGTCTGCCGATCCACCGCGGAGCGTTGAATTTATCGAACTTCACGAACGGCAAATTGATCACCTTCTTCAGCATAGCCGAATCGAGCCAGTCTTCGAAGAGCGGCTCGAGAAGAGATTCCGTGAACCACACCTGGAGAGACTTCCACATCTCACGCTCATCGATGACGCCGGCACGAATCGATGAATAGTTTACGCCTTCGAGATCATTCGCGAACGTGTTGTATCCGACGCCGAGGCCGGAAGCGATGCCGCGCAAGATTGCCTTGACGAATGATCCATGCTGTTCACTCGGGAATTTCGGATCGTACCCGACGAACTTCACTCCCGGCGGCAGCTGCTCGAAAGATCCCGGCTCTCCGGACGAGACGATGTTTCCCTGTGCGTCGACACCGTCGCCGAGCATTTTCTCGCCGTTATCTGATTCGAAGAATCCCATCTTGTTTGCGCCGGCACGGGCATTCTTTACGGCGGCTTCTTCATACCCTCCGAGCATGCGCATGCGATACATCGATGCCGTCATCCATGGTACGCCGCGTGACTGAGAGGAATGTTCGGTCTCGAAGCCGTGATAGATATCCTTGGCATCGATACGATCATAATTTGTGCCGGCTTGGTATCCGGAGTAAAATTCGTTGCTCGGTGAGAGCTTCTTTAACCAATAGGCGACCGGTCGTTTCCATGCGTCGAACTCGATTCCCATCCGGATGTAATTGCCGTTGGAGAGGTCACGGTTAAAGTGTTCGTCAAGCAGATCCGGCTGCAGCACCTGCAGTTGGAATCCGTATTTCGATTTTTTGTTGTAGACTTTCCGCACGAGGAATTCACCGTCGCGCGACGCGTGCTGGATGATAAGTTTCTGTATATCGATGAACGATTGTGTGCCGGTGACAGAGCAATGCTTGCGCTTCGACCAGTCCTTAAATGCCTCCTCGATGATCCGGTTCGCGAGCTCATCGTATTTCATGGTCCATTCTTTGTTGACCTGGACCCAGTCGAACGACTTCACCTGTAGTGAAAAGCCGCTCGGACCGACGATGTTCATCATGCACAACCGGATAAAGCGCCGGGCATAATCGTTGTTTTGTACGAGATCGCGCGATCGGGCTCGAAGGATCTGCAGCGCCATGTAAATGTCGCGATCGATCGATGTATAAAATGTTTTCCAATCTTCCGTGAACCGGTTATTAACAGCGCCCGCATATGCCCGGGTGGCTGTTTTCACGCTCATGTACCCGATGCGCCGGGCTATTTTGTCGAGAAATTTCATCTGAAATGCACGAGGATTTTATTGCCGGCCGGCAGCCCCTTCGCGATGCGTTCGCGCTGCTGCTCTTCTTCGACCCAGAATTTATATTTCGTATGCAGCTTCGCGAGTTCGGCAAGCGGCGTCCGCTTAAGAGATCGACCCGCGATCGATAATTCCTCATCCGCCTGAGTCGCACGTTTTTCGATCACCGCTTCAATCGATGCCAGTGTTTTCTGCAGATGTGTCCGGGTGTCGCCCTTGAACGCCGTCGACAAATTCTTCAGCACGGTGACCGTTGTCGTTGAAAGCGTGATACGCTCAAGATCATCCCCGGATCCACGCTCGACGAACTGCGCCAGCGTGTACAGTCCTTCCGTGAGCAATGTTTCCGTCTGCACCGCTGTCAGTGTCACATCATACTGTCCAGCGCCGGAGGCGGCCGTCACAGTGAGAGTCAGAGCACCGGAGAGCGTGCACTTCATGGACCAACCATCGGACGGGCGATAATCGCCGTAGTCCTCGGACCATTTTACAGTGTCACCCGCGCGAAATGTATTCGGTTCGTTCATGTTCATTTTTAAAAATAAAATGGCCCCGAAACTGAAATGCGCTGCACAGGAAGCGCACCCTGACGTCAGTTCGGGGCCATTCTCTCACTACCACAATAACAAGGAGTGTAAAAGCTGATCAACTTTTACACATGTAATTTATTGCACCGCGTTGGTGAAAGCAACATCATAAGTACATCATAAATTTTACCACACAAATCCCGTGCCTAAAATTCATTCACCCAGTTCTTTCGGTGAGTGGTGTCGCGCTTTTTCGCCAGAGGAGCCGCCTTCTCGGTTTTAAATTCGAACTTCACTACTTCCTCGATGTCGATGGAGTCCAAGCGCTGAATGAGGAGATGGATCAGCTTCGTCGGCGAGATCTTCAGTACGCCGGAGGCCTTCAACAATTTATCCGCTTCATCATCCTGTAAATACACGTGCATACAATTCAGCCCTCTTCGATCATCTCAAACGCCGTTGCATGGATCCACATCCGCGTATTATCGTTCTCCCGGTACTGACTGGCCAAGACGATCGCTGCCTCGACCACACATTGATCGATGGACATTCTGTCGACGATCATCTTCCGATAAATGTCCATGCGTTTTTTCCAGTCATCCGGATATATTTGTTTGACGTGTTCGTTCGCCTCAACGAATTTCTGGAACATGCTCATCAGCTTATCCATCTCGGGAGCCTTTCCTGATCTAGAAATTATTCACCCAATTTTTTCGTTTCACGACTGTTGTCGTGGTCGACGCACGCTTCTCTTCCTGTTTTTCCGTTGCAGTTTTTTTCTTATCCTTTTCGAGCCGGTCGATCTCCGCCTCCAATCGCTTGTGGATTGCTTTCAGATTCGCGTTGCAGAGCTTCAGAGCGGCCAGTGCATAGACTTCGCAGTCGAGCGCTTCATTGCGAGCACCGTCCTTCTTGGACCATACTCTCGCCGGAAAACCCTTCGTATACACGATCTTCGGTTTCTCCACCGTCAGTTGCTTAAAATATTCGTCGGTGCAGTCCGCATTAAAATGCATGTAGCCGGGACCGGGTTCTTCGATCGTCAGACGATCATAAATTAACTCCTTCGCCGCGTCGACACCAAGCATCTGCAGCAGTGCCCGGTGCTTATTATTGCGCGTTTGATTTCCGATAAATAATTTCCCGTACCCACCGGCACCCTTGATGGCGATGATCCGCCGATCGGCATGCGCCTTGCAAAACCTGTATGTGGCATCGGTGAAATGTCCACTGGAATCGATGCAGGTTCCCTGTATCCAGAGTTTGACGCCAGACTCATGATCGAACGCCTGGGTGAGATAATCATACAAGAATTGCCAGACCGATCCGCTTCCGGGAGATCCTGCGAATATTTTCTTTTCAATGAACCACGATTCCTCACTCAGGCCCCACCCTTTTACAACACACTCAAGACGATCGTCCTGGACGTCGACTCCGGCTGTCAGGAAGAACGCGCCCATTGGAACGCCTTTATACGACTCCCTCCGCAACGCGAGTTTGTCGACTTTAATAACAGATTCCTGTTCTTTCCACACCTCCCCGAGAATCGTGTTCACCCACACCTTCAACGTCGACGGATCCGATTTTGCTTCCCAGAATTCGTGAACGATGACGGTCCACGCTTTTGACTGAGAATACAGCGCGTTGATATGAAACCCCGCATGATTCGTCACCGAGGGGTTGCCCTTCCTCCACTCGCCATACCGGATCATTTTCCCTTTGTGCCGCTCGGTGAGATGCGCTTCGCAGTGCTTGCATTCATACCACACCTTCACCGGATATTCTTGCGTGGGTTCTTTCTCCCACTTCACCTGACTCCATTCGAGGATCTGATACGCGCCACACCTCGGGCAAGGCACCCAATATTTTCGTTGATCGGATGCTTCATATCGTTTCTGGATCCGGGACGTTCCCTCATCGAGCGGGCTCGACACATTAAATATTTTTCGGTTCCAGAATTCCGACGTCCGCGCGCGAGCGAGTCCCATCGGATCGCCCTGTTTCGTGTTCTTGTAGAGATCCGTCTCATCGAACATCAGGATCCTGATCGGCCGGCTCGCCAGCGATGAAGGCGAGTTCGCGCCGGCCATTGTCAGATGTCCTCCAAGGAACGACTTATGAAGGATCGTGTTTCCTGATTTCTTCGTCGCCTCTTGATCTTTAACGAGATCCCGAAGCACATACGTATCCCGGATCATTGGCGACAATCGATCGATGGAGAACGTCTGCGCCATCACGAGAGAGGGATTGACAATGAGGATCGGGCTGGGATCCTGATGTATATAATATCCGATCGTGTTGAGGAGGAATTCCGTTCCAAAGATCTGCGTGCATTTTACAAACGTCACTTCCTCGATCTGAGGATCATTTCCCGCGTCCATCAGTTCGCGTTGGTAGGGACGGGTCCGCCACCTTCCGTATGCCGCGCTCGCTTCCGGACTCAGCATCCGATATTTGTCCGCCCACTCCGACACCGTCAACTTCGGCGGCGGCTTCAGCAGCTGCATCCTCGATCTGATCGATCGTCTGATTTTCCGCAATGCGTGTGATGCGCTCTGGTAGTGCAGCGGCTTCGGAGAGAGCATCGTGGATTCTATTTGTGAGGTACTGTTCAATTTCTTTGACGTCGGTTAGGTTGGATAAATCAAGTGTCATTAATTTGGGCAACGCTAGGAAGTGCGCCCGCAGCGCCCGGAAGACGTCCTCCACCTCCCTCAGGGTGTCGTCGACCGTGATCACCTCCGCCTTCATTCGTGCCAGGTCGATCTCCTTCATGTTGGCCTGAGCGATCACGAGACGGCCGCGCGCCTCCTGCTCAGTCTCTCCTCCATGCTTTGCACGTTCGACCCGTTGGTTCAGGAAATCGATATACCAATGCACACACTTTACCAGATCATATTCACCACGACCGACACGAGGCATACCGTCTTCCTTGACGTGTCGGTTGATCATCCTGGGAGTAAGATTTAGCACCGTGGCGATTTGCTCAATCGTCGCTAGCGCCATTAATTTATCTCCGGATCGTTCGCGCTTTCGGTTGTCCTTTTTGTCGACAACAGCTGCTCGCTTGGCGGACACTGCGGCAGGCTTTCGCTTGTCCTTTTTGCCAACTGCGGTTGTTCGCTTGGCGGCCACTCGAGCAGGCTTCCGTTGAGTTTTATTTTTGCCGGTATGTCGTTTTGTTTTGCCCACTGTGTAAACCTCGTTAAATCGCTAAACTTAAATTATTTTCCCGCGCCTTCCGGCCATAGCGCCGATTGAAAACATGGTGCTTGATGTCGAGTTTCAAGTGACAGGCCTGGCATAGTGCCTGCAGATTCTCATCGCGGACATCATGCTTGATGTGATTGAGATGCGCGACGGTGAGAACGACCCTCGTGAAACCCAGTGCTTTAATTGCTCCGACGTACGAATACCCTTGATTCATTTTATCATGGATCCAGTCATGCTCCGTACTGCAGATGCGACGAAATTTCCTGCTATACCTTACGATGATCCACCCGTTCACCAGACCGCAGCGCTCGCACTTGTTGCCAGCACGCTCGCGGATCCGTAACGAGATCTCATGCCAGTCTGCAGGATATTCGGAGTAATCAATCGGCATGATCAATCATGATACCACATCGGGATGTCACGCGACGATTCACAGTTTGTGATCGTCTTTTCTCGAAGGCACTTCTCACAGAAAAAGTAATCCACCCTAGTATAAGTGGATTGAAATGAACCAGGCTGTCGTGACTTTGCTGTTCGCAAAAAGACAAACCTGTGCTCACAATCGATCATGTCAAGATCGGTACACTGATTTCCCATCATTCATTCCCTTAATGCTTTTTGAACTCGACAACCCACACCCAAGGATTAGATTCCCACGGAAACTCTCTCTTTGCATTTATGCTTTGCCAGAGAGATCTAAAAGACAACACCGCACTCCCACATCCATAGTCATTGACTTTGGGTCCACGCTTCAAGCCGAGATTCAATCCAATCTCCCTGGCGAAATAATCTCTCCACGCACCATTATCGATTCGCTCGACGCCTTCTGCGATGGCATCATCATCTGTGATATCGTGCAACCTTTCAATGTGCACTGATACGATTTCGAGACTTATACGCGAAGCAGCACGGGGCATATATCGCGAAGATCTCCACTTTGCGAGACCATCATAATTGTGGAACTGCTGATGGAATTCACCATCTGCCCGGTATATCCAACGAATGCTCCACCGATCGTTGCCGTCCACGCTGTTATCGAAGAATGTTTCGCGCACCCACAGGCGATCACCGGGAACACCATAAGGGCAGAATATTTGAGTCGGCTCAGGGAAATCCCCCTCTCGGAGTATTGGATAAACGCATGGCTGGCCGAGCATATCATTCGCATATGACAATGCCTGCGGTTTTATGACACGTCGTGTGAAAGACTTCCGATGATCAAGGATCGCTTTGACCATCAATGTCGTAAATGGTATCGGCCGTTCTTTTATCACGGTATAGCCCCTTATGGAATAGAACCACCCAAAAAAAAATTCACATCTAAATAATCCTGGCACTTTGCCGACACCCGCAAAAAACACCGGGGGAAGGACCCGCTATTTTGAGCGAAATTCGACTTGATTTTGGAGTATTTTGGGGAATATCCCCTCGGCGAACTTCAACACACGAGCACTGATAGATCTCGATGCAAACATCGACGCCGCTGAGACAGTGAACTTCTCACGGATCCTCTGCCTCATGATGGACTTCGACTCGTACCGACCCTTCGTCGGCATCACCTTCGGTCCATACCGTTCGAACACGCCGACATGCCCCGACGCCATAGTGGCGACAAAGGTGTGGCTTAGGACTTTGCTTCCACTCTGCTTGATCGTGACCTTCACGCCATTCTTCAATTGGCGATGCGGGAACTTGACGATCCCGAGCGGCGACCCCAAAGCCTTGATGACAACCTGTAATGACGTCTGAATTGCCCGCTGACTTACGAATATGTTTTTCTTTACGCCGCTTCGTGTCCCGCTGGTGGTGACGCGATACTCGATTGCGATCTCTCGCACCGCTTGATTCACTGTTTGTTGACCTGTCTTATTGAGTGCCGCAGCCAAGACAGCGCGGACGTTTCGCATGATTGGATCCATCAGATCTTCTCCAGTTGTTCATCAATGCTATACTTCGTGTCGCATCCCGAACATCCAAACGATCCGCCCTTATGTTTCATCAGTGACGCGACCTGCAGCATGGACACTGTCCCACACGTATCACACACGAATTCGATGTGCCCGAGATCACCCTGTTTGACTGGTGCCGGCTGGCTCGCCTTCACACGCTCAGCTGCACGATTAGCGATTGTGCCCTTGAGGTATCGAAGACTGCGTTTGTCAGGCGTTGCTTCCCCTACCAATTCGATGCATTTCTGCATCTCTTCAGGTCCGATCTCCTTCATGATTGCGATCAATTCGGGGATCTTGTCACCGCCGATGTGCCCTTGCATTCCCCATTGCGATCGGACGAACCAGCTTATATCGCCAGCGTTTTTAATTTTCAATTCGGTTTTACCGCCGCCATCGCTGTTTTTTGTGGTGGTTGTTTCCTGCTGAAGTTTCTGTGTAGTCTCTGGTATTGCTTCGCTCAATTTGGGCTGTTGCATTTGATCAACTTGATCGAGTCGTTTGCTCAATGTGGGCGATTCCATTTGCTCAATTTGAGCAGATGGATTGTCGATATTGACAAATGGCGTTTTCTGCTCTGATTCGAGACGCTCATAATCGATGGCATACCATTTCGTTTTGTCCATCCTCAGCTTATTGTAGCAACCCGTGATGAGATACCCCGACTCCGTCAGCTTATCGAGTGTGCGGCGAACCGTTGAGGGTGAAAAGAATGGGAATTGCTTTGACCACTCTTCCACGGAATTATATACCCACTTCCGGGAATCAATGACGTGGTCGCTTTTTTGAAGCCAATAATGAATCTGCTGCA